GCTGCCGGTATGCTCGGAGTGCGCGAAGGGAGTCATTCAAGTCGGCGTGAAGCGTGTGGTCGCTTCCTATGATATGGATAAGTTTAAGAGCGCGCCCCACTGGGTCGAGTCCGGCGAGTTGTCAAAATCAATGTTTCGCGAGGCTGGTGTAGAATGCATGGAATTCACGTTCTCGTCGTTGGAATGAACCCATCGTCGTACGTCGGCCCTGATCGGCGAAGTCTAGCGATGTCTAAGCTGAACGTATGGATGGAGGGGATTGGGATTCATTACTTCTCTTTTGTCAATGCATCTCCAGACCCAGGAGTCGCTCGAGTTAGGGACGTTCAGTGGGACGTGCTCGAGAAGTGTCTCGCTTACGAGTACGACGCGGTCCTGTCTCTAGGCGGGTTTGCTTCTAGAATCCTGCAGCGCCTGGGCGCGCGTCACTTTAGGCTGCCGCACCCGTCTGGACTAAATAGGCAACTTAACGATTCTGAATATGTAAGGAGAGTCCTCTCGGAATGTCGAGACTATATAACTGATGGCCGACATGGGTAAGAGTAAGCTAACCAAGCTTGTCACTGACGTTGACGGTGTGCTGACGACCGGTGGGCACTACTACAGCATTGATGGAAAGTGCTTTAAAAACTTTGCGTCGCACGACGCCGACGCGATTAAGATTCTAGAAGCTCTTGGCATAGAGGTAGTGGCCGTCACCGCCGATAAGAGGGGGCTAGATATATCCAAAGCTCGAGCGCGCGACCTCGGCATCAAGTTATACTACGTACCGGAGAAGGAGCGGCTGTCTTGGTTTTTGGAGAACTGTGACTCGGGCACTACAGCATTCATTGGAGACGGCCTGTGGGACGTTCCCGTCTTACAGGAAGCGCTAGTGTCATTTGCTCCAGCAGACGCTACTCGAGAGGCTAAGTTGGCCGCTGACCACATTCTATCTACGCGCGGCGGTTGCGGCGTCATTCTAGACGTCCTTCGTGTAATTGCCGATACTTACTTTCCAGAGCTTACGTTCGTTGACTCTCGTGGTATATTATGTCTAAGAGTCAAAAATCTTCCAGCGACGAGGTAGCATGTACAAGGTAGTAATTCCGAGCGCCGGTCTCGGCAGTCGCGTCGGTCCATACACTAAGTTCATCAACAAGGCGCTTATAACGATCGCGGGTCGCCCAGCGATCTCTCACGTCATTACTAAGTTTGACTCAAGGGTCGAGATCGTCATCCTTCTCGGTTACAAGGGAAGCTACGTCCGCCAGGTAGTCGAGGCCTTGCATGGGGATAGATCAATCACTTATGTAGACGTCGATAAGTTCCAGGGTCCAGGAAGTGGCCTTGGTTACTCAATGCTGTGCGCCGAGAAGCACCTTCAGTGCCCGTTCATATTTGTCGCAAACGATACCATCGTACCCATCGATAATATTAACATCAATCCGACGAGAGGTAACTGGATCGGATACTTTAAGAATGACGGCACATATGATTTACCGCAGTATCGTACTCTCGAAATAGAAGACGGCATCGTTTCTAAAGTCAATCCTAAAGGTGTCGATTGCAACGACATCTATATCGGCGCGGCTGGAATACGAGACTGGCAGCTGTTCTGGAATATGATGCATGATCCAAATGCAATCGAGATCGGCGAAGCATATGGTCTACAAGCACTGCGAAACGCGAGGGCCGTTGAGATGCCGTCCTGGTGTGATACCGGAAACATGATGGCTCTAGAGAAGACTAAGAAAAGGTTTGGCGCGCCCGAGCACAACGTCCTCGAGAAGGAGTCTGAGGCCATATGGTTTTTGAAAGACCGAGTGATAAAGTTCTCAACCGACGAGTCCTTCATCAGAGATAGACTGCTCCGTGTGGAATGGTCGGCACTACCATTAAAAATGCTTCCAAAAATCGTAAGGAGCGACACGAATCTATATGTGTACGAGAAAGCTCGCGGAAAGATGCTCAGCGAGACACTCGATGCACGGACCTTTCATAGCCTCTTTACAGAGATGCGTCCGTTCTGGGTAAACGCCGACTTGGAAGCAAGCGTCATTGAGAATGCTAGGAGCAGGATCATCGATGCATCGATGGAATTTTATAAGACCAAGACTGAACAGCGACTCGAGACGTTTCTAAAAAGGTTCGAGGTAGTAGACCAGACCGAGCAAGTAAACGGCATCTCAACTCTACCGGCTAGACAACTACTAGAGTATATAGACTGGAAGTGGCTGACTGAGACTGTATCCGTAGGCGGATTTCACGGTGACTTTCATTGCGAGAATATCGTCGAGACTGACTCAGGTCAGTTCATCCTACTTGACTGGAGGCAGAACTTCGGTAACGGCAATTACATGCTCGGGGACGTCTACTACGATCTAGCTAAGTTCTATCACGGTCTAGTGGTACCGCACTCGATGATCTACCGCGGCGAGTTCGAGACGCGAGCTTGGAATGGTGGAATTAGAGTCGACGTTAAGCGCCCAAATAGATTCGTAGAAGTTGCTGAGAAATTCTGCGAGTGGGTCGAGAACGAAGACTTCTCTATGAAGAAGATACGCACGCTTGCTGCACTGATATATATCAACAGCTCGGCCCTGCACGAGCATGAATTTGCAGTGTTTCTATACTACTTTGGTCGGTATCAGTTGCAGAGGCTTAATGATGAATATATTGATAGGTAAGTTGGGTCGCGTTATTTTCTTTGATAAGAGCAAGTGGTCAACATACGCTGGCGACGAGGAAGGCCCACTCCTCTACACGATGCTCGCTAAGCGGTATCCCCAGCATACGTTCTATCTAGCGGGAAGGTCGGACATTAAGAAGTACAGGGCCAAGAGGTATAAGACTTCTTGGTTCGACGATGAGTCGACGACGGACATCGGCATTCCCGACAACATCGTCGACCTCTTCAATGAGTGTCCGCCGAGTAAGATGACCTACAAGGACGTGTTCAGCGAGCACGACGTGCACCTGTGGCTCGCCGACCACGTTCGCGAGAGGGGCTTGCGGTTCGATGCCGGCATTATGTACCAGGGTCCGACTGGAGCAGTCGGAATACCTAACGTTGGAATCAAGACACTAAAAGAGCATACCCTAGCCAAGCCGCTGGTCATGTTCTCGTGGTACTACGCTCCGCCGATGCATCTTCTCAACGTGACTAATATACCGTACATCCTACTCGTCAGCGATCCGAGGTACGTTCCGCTCGAGCAGAGAGACGTGACAAATGACGAGCGAGCCATCCTAAGTCAAATCAATATCACTAAGACTAAACCCAGGATCGTCAGCTATGAAGACTCATTAAACCTACGCAAGGTTAAGCTGAGATACGAGTATGCCGGAATCGAGACGGTGTTCCTCCTCGGCGAGAAGCGAGTCGACTTTCGAAAAGTCAAGAAGGATAAGCTCTTCGTCATGGGTCTGAACTCTGGAGGCATACAGTCAGACCGACCAGCGATCGTCAAGTCGTGGCTGTTGGACACAGAGCGTGGTCGAGACGTCAAGATCTATGGCGCGTGGGAGGATGATATCGTCGCTCAGTACCCAGGTCGGTTTGAGAACAAGGGCATCTCAGAGGTCGCCGATGAATTCTGGCGATCTAAGTACACGCTGATCCCCCCGTTCTTCAACAAGCTGAGCGGATTCGTGACTCAGAAGTTTTGGAAAATGATCTTTTACGGGATCGTCCCGTTCTTCCATCCAATGTACGACACCGATCGCATATTCGACGTGCCTGAGGTCCTTCGCGTTAAGAGTCCGGCCGAGATGTGGAGGAACATCGACAGACTCGAGTCCAACCCGCGCGAGTATGAAGCCGTCCTACAGCACCTGTGGGAGATGCTCAACGATGGTTACTACAACGGAGAATATCTATCCAATCGCATCGCGAGCGCGCTCGAGACGCACGCTGGCATAAAGCTCTAGGAGGAAAGGTGACTACCAACCTAACCCACGCGTCGATCATCCCGCTCATCGGTGGAGAGACCATCGGCTCAGAGCGCGCCTTCGGTAAGCGACCTGAGTACTTCCTGTCGTACTCTCCGTTCTCAGCCAACGACTCGCACATCGTCAACTGGTACGAGAACGAGGTTCCGTACCTGCTCATAGACGAGGGGGCTACCTTTCCAAAGAGAGTGAACGTAGTGTCCGCGGTGTGCCCGTGCGCTGGTCTGTCGCAGATGTCTTTCGACTTCGGAGACCACAACCCAAACAACAAGTGGATGGAGACCACGGCGCAGTACGTCCTGAGCGAGATGAAGCCTGATGTATTCTGGGGAGAGAACGCGCCTGGGTTCGCGTCGAACATCGGCAAGAACGTTCGCGAGAAGCTGCGGTCCATCGCCGCCGAGAACGGCTACACGATGACTGTCTACCGCACTAGGTCTCTCCTCCACGGCCAGCCTCAGATCCGCGAGCGGTCCTTCTACTTCTTTTGGAGGGGGACTAAGACGCCGGTCCTAAACTACTACGACCGACCGCACCGTAAGATCGAGGACGTCATCATCGAGGCGTCTCGCGCGAACAGTCAGCAGGAGCCGATCAACAAGAAGACTCCGTCTCGAGACGACATACACTACAGGTTCATCCTCGAGGAGCTTCACGGCGGAATGTCGCACCGAGAGTTCGTTGAGAAGGTCGATCCAAAGGACGTGCGGCGCAGCGACTCGTTCACCTACATACAGAACATCGGAGTCGACTTGCAGCGCCTCGCGGACTGGCTCAGGAAGGAGGGCCACGACAAGGAGGCCGACAAGACTCTTCGAAAGAAGGCTAAGCTCGACAGCGGCAAGGGCGTGATGCGTCGCGGCACTATGATCCCGAAGGACTACATCGGTGCTTTTGTCGGTCACTACCCGACGATGCTCACGCACCCCGTCGAGGACAGGTACATCTCTTACCGTGAGGCCATGTCAATCATGGGTCTTCCGGAGAGCTTCGAGCTGCTCAATCCGACTAAGAGCGTCAACCACATCTGTCAGAACGTTCCTGTTCAGACCGCGCAGGACATGGCCGAAGAGGTCGTCGCCGCGCTCGAGGGCAAGCGAGAGTGGATTGACGCAAAGTATGTCTTTCAGCGCAACCACGACCAGTCCGTGATAGTTGGATCTAGAGGCAAGGTTGAATCAACTCCTAGTCTGGAATCATATCTTTCCTAAGCTTTTGGATACTATCCAAATATATCAATGAGTTACCGGTAACCCATTGATTTTTATAGAAATGTAACAAAATTATCTAATCCAAACCAAAAAAAGTAACAAAATTTTACAGTTTCATACATATCTTAGTTTACAATCATACTGAATAGTAGTACTATCTGAATATGGTCGATGGATCGATCAGAATGCAACATGCAACATATGGAGATATACGTGTCTGACACTAACACTATCAATACCACCACGCCTTCCGTGAACGAACACGGCTTCATTCTAAAGAAGCCTTCCAAGGTCGCCAAGGCTCCGAAGGTCGCCAAGGCTCCGAAGGTCGCCAAGGTCGCCAAGACTCCACGCGTGACTAAGATGTCTCGCGCGCTCGACGTCTTCCGTGCCAATAAAGACTCGCCGCTCAAGGACGTTCAGGCCAAGATCGCGGATGAGCTTGGTGTCGGTTTTGAGCGTGCCTACGGCTATGTTCGGGCCATCGTTACTAACAAGCTCGCCTAGGCGAAACCGGACCTAGGTCCGGTCTGCGGGACCCACCCTACCCGCACTGATGAAGCCAGGGTATAACATGCGCGGCTGTTTGGTAAACAATCATGCTTAAGTCAATCTTCGCGTCCGCAGCTATAATGATCGGCGGCATATGCCTCGGTCTCGCCATCGGATCGCTGATCTCCAACACCGCCCGCATCGTCAGTGCACTCTAATTTGGATAAATACTTCCATGAGAAAGACAGTCGCATCCCTCGTTATGGCAACCGCACTCGCGGCAGCGCCATCCCCATCTCAGGCCGGAGACGCGGCAGTTCCTCTTCTCGGAGGCCTCCTGTTCGGTACGATCCTGGGCAGTATTCTGAATAATGGCCATGATCATCACTACCACCATGAACCGCCACCGGTATATTATTACTCGGCTCCTCCGCAGGTTTACTACTATCCGCCACCTCCTATGCGTGAGCGGCGATGCAATAGAGTCTGGTATTCTGATCGATTCGGCTATCGCTACTGGGAAGATCGGTGCTACTGGGTATATCCTCAAGTCTATAATGGATTTGGACCGCAACACTAACTGACTGTTGACAACGGTCACTTCTCGTGATATAATAGAATTGTAGATACCAGGAGATTCCCGTGAGGGACGTTGTACTGAACACTCTGGCAAGGCTTCTGGCCACAGAGAACATTGACATTCGCCACGGTAATGGTGGCACGACCGATGCATACTTCGACGTTGAGAAAAGAATTCTAACACTTCCTAAGTTCAGCGACGTGGATGAAGAGAGGTACATCATGTACCTGGTCCACGAAGTCTCGCATGCGATCTATACTCCGACTAAGGAGTGGACGAATCTTATTGCGGCCGATCCTAGTATTAAGACTTACGTAAACATAGTCGAAGATGCTCGGATTGAGCGACTGATTAAGAAGCGCTACCCAGGCACTCGCGTCGATCTTGCCCGTGGCTACAAGAAGTTCCACGCTATGGATGCGTTCAATCTCTCAAATCTCGGCGACCGTAAGATGTCTCTTATAGACCGCCTCAATATTCGAGCCAAGATCGGCGCTTACTATGTCGTTAACTTTGGAGACGACGAGCTCGAGTTTGTTGAGCGGTTCGACACGCTATCCACTTGGGACGAAGCCGTAACTCTAGCTATGAATCTGCGATCTCATGCCCAGCGAGTCTCGCGAGGCATCGAGCAGACTGGCAACAGAGCGCCGTCGTCTGACAAGGATCTCTCAGAGAGCTCTAGCGGTGATCTGATTGAAGACCAGAAGAACGATAATAGCGACAGCACTAGAGATGACACTGCTTCAGTCGATGCAGATCCGTTTACTCAGGATAGCTTCGATAAGACACTTGCTAAAGACATCGTTAAGTCTCGCTCTAGGTTTAGCGAGAATGTAATCAAGATCGACTACTCAAAGTTCGACTACAAGCACTACGTGACTCCATTACGAGATCATATCGAGTATCTGCGAAATAATCCAAACTACCGTGCTCAGTTTGAAACTAGCGTTGCAGCGACGTACTCGCCCGAGGCATTGCCTAAGTTCAACTCTAAGAATCGCACGACAGTCGCCTACCTCCTCAAGGAGTTTGAGACTAAGCGAGCCGCGGACGTATTATCTCGAGCGCGAGACGCTAAGACTGGTGTTCTGAGTCCGAATAAACTCCACCTCTATAAGTTCAGTGAGGACTTATTCAAGAAGACCATGGTAATTCCGGAGGGCAAGTCCCACGGCTTAGTTATGTTTGTCGACTTTTCCAGCTCGATGCACCTATACATCGAGCAGGTCATCGAGCAGCTCGTGATGCTCGTGTCCTTCTGTCGTAGCGCCGGCATTAAGCACCGAGTCTTCTCGTTTACTCAGAGGTATAACGAACGCTACGGCGCCCTGCCTACTGTCAGGGCTATGATGCGAGCGTCTTTTCCAAGTGTCGACTACATCGATCCAAACACGGATCTCCTAGAGCTCTTCTCCGACGAGATGACCGGGCGCGACTTCTCATTAGTTGCTTCTGCTCTATTAACTAGTGTCGGTAAAGGCTTCGCTCTCTATACAATGGGACGAACTCCGCTCGACAGTACGATCATTCTTGCCAGACCAATCGTTAGAGAATTTAAAGCGAGGACTGGGGCCCAGTGCGTGAGCGTCGTGTTTCTAACCGACGGCGATAGCGACAATCCGAATCACGACATTCGGTACGTCATCGATGGAGACACGCGTCAGGAGTTGCCAAGTACAAGTACTGTGTCTAATGGCACGTCTAATAACATATTCAGATTTTCTGACTACACCGACCGCCTCATTCGAAACCTTCGCGCAGTCCTCGGAGTAGAGGTAATAAACTTTAGGATATGCGAAAAGGACCGCCACCTCAAATATATTCTCACCGAAAACATGAGGCGCGAATTCACACGGACCGGCTGTGTCAGTGTACCAGAGGCACGTGGATTCAGTACGCAGCATTTTATCACGGCTAAGATGCTCAGGGCCAACTCCAAGTCTGACTGGTTCGAAGATGCAGTCACGGATAGGCAGGTTGCGAGGGCGTTCGCTAAGGGAAGTGCCAATCGCCTTCGTACCAGGTACATTCTCAGCGACTTTGTGACTCGGATCTCTAAGCCGCTTAAGAATGTTGGTTGACAACTCACACACTACCTGATATTATATTAATATCAATATGGAGAGAGCTATGCTCACAAGTGATCAGAAAGAAGCCTTCATCGCCGCTGCGACTGCCAAGTTTGGTTCCAACGGCACCATCACGTCTAAGCAGGTCAAGGAACTCGCCGCAGCCATGAATATGCCGATCCCATCGGTCATCTGGCGCGATCGCGTCTCTAAGGGTACGTTTCGCATCCCGCCGTCTGCGGCCGTATCTCCAGCTGCGGTCATAGTCCCGTTCAGCCCTCCCGCGACCAAGCCAGTTTCTGCCACTAAGTTTGATCCAAACGCCGAGACGTCGCATACTTATGCGGCCATTCCCGGCACCGACGAGTTCTTTGTGCCGTTCGGCGACTTTAAGACTCTAACTCGAATCGTGGCGTCGAGTGAGTTTTTTCCGGTCTATATCTCCGGTGACTCTGGAAACGGTAAGACTCTCATGGTCGAGCAATCGTGCGCTGCCCGAAAGCGAGCCATGATTAGAGTCCAAGTCTCGCGTGAGACCGACGAGGACGATCTCATCGGTGGATTCCGACTCATCGGTGGCGAGACTAAGTTTGTCAAGGGTCCGGTCATTCGAGCGATGGAGCTCGGCGCAGTTCTTCTAATCGACGAGCTCGACCGAGCCGACCCAACAAAGATCATGTGCCTACAGGGAATCTTAGAGGGTAAGCCATACTTTATCAAGAAGACCGGAGAGGTGGTTTGTTCAACTCACGGCTTCAATGTGATCGTGACTGCCAATACCCTTGGTCGAGGAGCTAGCGACGGTCGATACACCGCTGCTACGATCCTAGACGACGCATTCCTCGAGCGCATGCCCGTGACCCTGCTGCACTCGCATCCGAGTGAATCCATCGAGATACGTATCCTTTCTGGCCGCCTCTGCGGATCGATTGGGTGCTCGGCCGCTGAGAGCTCTATCGTGGCTGACCTGGTCAAGTGGGCGAATATCATTCGCACTACTTTTGCCGACGGTGGCGTGAGCGACACGATCTCGACTCGCCGCCTCGTGCACATCGTCAACACATACCGCCTCGTGCAGTCTATCAAGACTGCAATCGAACTCTGCACTAACAGATTCGATGAGGAGACTAAGACGACTTTCTTAGAGCTTTGGGACCGCGTCACCGCTGTTGTGACGCCCCAGACCCAATCCGCGCCTGACACACAGTCGGTGCCGGATGCGGCTGCCACACCGGCGTCGGTGTAGCGGTCTTTCGTCAACTGTCTGAGGAGTTTTTGTATGACTAAGCTTAATAAGACTACCCGCCTTCTGAACTTCCTGAAGGATGGTAACGACATCACTGAGGCCCAGGCGCATCGCCGCTTCGGCATCGAGAACCTCAGTGCGACTGCGTCCTACCTTCGTGGTAAGGGCTACGCCGTCTACTCGAATCGCCGGGTCTCGGCCCGCGGTAATGAGTTCACGACGTATCGCATCGGCACTCCGATGCGTGCAGTGATTGCGGCTGGTTACCGCGCTCTGCGCGATCAGTTCGGGCGTATCGATTCGGCTGTCGCCGCTCGTCGGTAACAATACGCTTACGCGGTCATGGTGCGGTGGGGCATTGCCCCACCGTTGCCATTAGGTCTATAAATAAAAAGAATCCTACACCATGGAGGCAACATGCCGTTTGAGTTGACCGTTTCTCCAGAAGTCCTTCATACGAAGAAGATCTTAGTCTGCACACCGATGTACGGCGGCATGTGCGCGGGACACTATACGAAATCGTGCACCGATCTCAAGGGGATGGCTATTCAGTACGGAGTCGATATCGACTTCTTCTTCCTCTTCAACGAGAGTCTCATTCCTCGAGCTAGAAACTACCTAGTCGATGAGTTCCTTCGCAATAAGAAGTATACCCACCTAATGTTCATCGACGCCGACATTGGGTTCGATCCAAGTGACGTCATCGCGCTCTCGATAATCGCCGACCCGAGCAAGGGTATGGACATCGTCTGCGGCCCGTATCCCAAGAAGTGTATCTCGTGGGAGAAGATCAAGCGTGCCGTGGACAAGGGAGTCGCTGACCGCGACCCGGGAATCCTCGAGCGATACGTCGGAGACTACGTATTCAATCCGACCAACGGTTCGAGTGAGATTAGACTAGACGAGCCGGTCGAAGTTCTAGAGGGCGGCACTGGGTTTATGATGATTCCGAGAGAGACGCTCGAGAAGTTTGCCGCCGCGTACCCCGAGATTCAATACAAGCCAGACCACGTTCGCACTGAGCACTTCGACGGCTCACGCAAGATCGGTCAGTACTTTCAGGCGGAGATCGACCGATATAATCCAGTGACTCCGTACGAAGCTGTCATTAAGCGAGTCATGAATGGCGAAGTCATCGATATCGGAGAAGTCCGCTCGATGTACGAGGACACGCAGAAGAAGCTTGATGCGTCGAGCGAGAGGTACTTATCCGAGGACTACTGGTTCTGTCAGAAGAGCCGCGCGGCCGGTATGAAGGTCTGGCTCTGTCCATGGATGAAGCTCGACCACCTCGGTACTTACATGTTCGGCGGCAGCTTGATCGACCTAGCGCAGATCGGCGCTGCAGCGACTGCTGACGCCGACGCTATCGGTAAGCGAAAGCTCGCAAAAAAGAGTTGACATTGAGACCCGTTCAGAATATATTATCATTATGGCGCGATAAATCCAGGGAGCAATATCGCTATGAGACTCGCGAAAGAAACCGTAGACTTTCTCAAAAACTTCTCGTCGATCAACAGCCAGATCATGGTAAGAAAGGGAAAGGTTCTTCGAACCATCTCTCCGCAGAAGACGATCATGGCGCAGGCGGAACTCGAGGACGAGCTTCCCGTCGACTTCGCGATCTATGAGCTGTCGCAGTTTATCTCTGCTCTGAGTCTATTCCAGGACGCTGACATCGACTTTCACGAGCGCTTTCTCGACATCAACGGTGCGAATGGGTCGAGCCTGAGGTACGTCTACGCTTCTCCAGAGAACATCATCACACCGCCGAACAAAGAGATCAGGCTTCCGTCGAAAGACGTGACGGCTCAAGTAACGCAGAGCAACCTTGCTTCAGTCATCAAGGCTGCTGCCGTCCTTAGCCTGGCCGAAGTTTCCATCTTCAGTGACGGCAAGAGCGTCTCGCTTGTCGCCGGAGACACTCGGAATAAGTCGTCAAATGCATTTCGAGTACCGCTCGACCACCATCCCGTATCGAGCGCGTTCACCATGACGTTTAAGACTGAGAATCTGGTCAAGCTCATGTCGTCCGTCGACTACGAACTTACCCTCTCGTCCAAAGGCCTCTCTCACTTTAAGAGTGATCGCATTCAATACTGGGTGCCGACTGAGTCGACTTCAAAGTTTGGAGAGTAAAGTGACGAGGGAAGACTATCTCTGGGTCGAGAAGTATCGACCTAAGAAGATCGTCGACTGCGTTCTACCGACGGAGTTGAAGTCGACGTTTCAAAAATTTGTCGACTCAGGCAACGTCTCTAACCTCCTTCTAGCGGGTGGACCGGGTGTCGGTAAGACTACCGTCGCTCGAGCAATGCTAGAGGAGCTTGGGTGCGACTACATCGTGATCAACGGCTCGATGCGCGGCAACATCGATACTCTGAGAAACGATATTCAAGCTTTTGCGAGCACGGTGTCGTTTACCGAAGGCAGGAAGTACGTCATCCTCGATGAGGCCGACTATCTCAATGCTAACTCGACTCAACCGGCTCTCCGGAACTTCATGGAGGAGTTTGCGAACAACTGCGGGTTCATACTCACCTGCAACTTTAAGGCTCGCATCATCCCGCCCCTGCAGTCTCGATGCAGCGTGATCGACTTTGTCATTCCGCGAGACCAACGGCAAGCCCTGGCGGCTGAGTTCTTTAAGCGAGTCAGGAGGATCCTCGAGGCCGAGGGTGTGACTGACTACGACGTGAAAGTCCTGAGCGCGCTCATCACTAAACACTTTCCGGACTGGCGGCGCGTGCTGAATGAGCTGCAGCGCTACTCGGTTAACGGCAGGATCGACGTCGGAGTCCTAGCGCAGGTTCAAGACGCCGACCTGACCGAGCTAGTCAAGATACTAAAGAATAAGGACTTCACCGGCATGCGGCGCTGGGTCGGACACAACTCGACCGTAGACTCGACCACGTTCTTTCGCCGACTGTACGACGCATCATCGGAGTTTGTTAAGCCGAACACGATTCCAAACCTAGTGCTGATTGTCGCCGACTATCAGTACAAGGCCGCGTTTGTCGCTGACCAGGAGATTAACTTGGCAGCATGCCTAACGTCCATTATGTCTGAGTGCGACTTCACGTGATCAACCCATTCGAGTTCGTGGACGCAGTCGGCCTCGCCAAGCGCGACTTGATAGCCGAGTCAGACAACCCGGAGCAGACCGAGCGGGACTACAGCTCGTTTATGGTTAATCGGGCATTGTCGTACCACGCCGACGGCATCTATTATGCCAACGAGATGAACCTCCGCCACTCAGTCGATGCTAAGCTTGCGACTGCCTTTTTTATAAATACTCTAAGAAAGAGAAAGAGGTTCTCCAAGTGGGCCAAGCCGGAGCTCGACGCGGACCTAAGAGTGGTCATGGAATACCACAGTTATGGTCGACCAAAGGCGATGGAAGCCATGAGAATCCTCTCGCGTGAGCAGATAGACGCAATGGAGGCGTCTCTAGAGAGGGGTGGTCAAGATGGTCAGGGGCGTCGAACAGATGGTGGAGGTCCGACTTAAGTCGCCCGAAGACTTTCTAAAAGTCCGAGAGACGCTGACTCGCATAGGTATAGCGTCTAAGAAAGACAAGAGGCTCTACCAGTCCTGCCACATACTTCATAAGCGAGGCCGCTACTTCATCGTTCACTTTAAAGAACTGTTCATGCTCGATGGAAAGCCCACAGACTTTTCCGACGACGACGCGGCTCGACGAAACACAATAGCCAACTTACTGAGTGAGTGGAAGCTTGTAGACTTAGTGAGCACCGCTAACCTAGAACCGACGGCGCCGATCTCTCAGATCAAGGTGCTAACTCACAGAGAGAAGCCTGAGTGGATCCTAGAAACAAAGTATCAGATCGGAAAGAAGAGGATGTCCGATGAGCGCAGCTGACACGATGAAGACGTACTTTGCTACGTCTTTTGCGTTCTACCTAAAGACTCACTACTACCATTGGAACATTGAGGGAGAAGATTTTCCTCAGTACCATAAGCTTCTCGAGGACGCCTATGTCGAGGTGTATTCGGCACTCGACGCGGCGGCTGAGTTCATTCGTACTCTGGGTCAGTACGCGCCGGGATCGTTTAACCGCTTCATCGAGCTGTCTCGAGTTCAAGACGCGACGACCGTGCCACCTGCTAAGGACATGTTGCAGCAGCTTCTTACCGATAATGCCAAGGTCCTTGAGACTATCCGCGATGCGTACGACTCGGCGGAGGCGGAGGGCGAGCATGGTTTGTCAAACTTTCTCGCGGACCGCCAAGCAGCTCATAAAAAGTTGCAGTGGTTCCTGATGTCTACTCTAAAAAATAGTTGACAAACACCGATCAGTGTATTATATATATTATGAGTGACGCTGCTTAACGGGGCGTCAACTCATTAACCTTGCTGACACAGGAGGAAACATTTGACTAGCTATATGTGGGATCGTAAGTTACTAGACCCGTTCTTCGTCGGATTCGACGAAATGCTTGATCGACTCGGTCGCATGGACATCGGCAAGCTAAAAGCCTCAACCAACTACCCGCCATACAATATTCGAAAGGTATCCGACAACAACTACGTTATCGAGCTCGCAGTCGCTGGGTTCGGTAAGGCCGACATCGACGTGACAATCGATGGCGGAACTCTCACCATCACCGGTGGAGTCAAGAGTGATTCAGAAAACCAAGTATACCTCTTCAAGGGCATAGCTGATCGCTCATTCAAGCGCAGCTTTACCGTTGCAGATACTATCGAGATTCGTAACGCGGAGCTTATGAATGGTATGCTACGCGTGTGGCTCGAGAACATGATTCCCGACCACAAGAAGCCTCGTAAAATCGCTGTAACTGATTCAGTTGAGACTGTATCTAAGAAGCAGATGCTCACTGAGTAGTCGAGTCGTAGTCTATAGAATGATGGCTTAACGTTGTAAGTGACGTATCTTCTCGATGAGATTGGGCGGCTTCGGCCGCCCTTTTTCTATGTTTGATAAATACACTGAGATGCGGCAGGGATGGGCAGTATGATCACAGACCAACAGCTCCGAGAGTGCCTCCCGCTAGCGACAGACCAAGCTATCGCTGACTTTGCTCCGGCTATCGCCGCGGCCATGGAAGAGTTCGAGATCAATAATGCGGCTCGAGCCGCTGGATTCATCGCTCAGTGCGGCCACGAGAGCGGTAACCTGAAGTACGTCAAAGAAAATCTTAACTACAGCGCCCAGGGTCTGATGAAGACGTTTCCAAAATACTTTAATAACTTTAACGCTGAGCAGTACGGCCGCAATCCAGAGATGATCGCGAATCGAGTCTATGCCAACCGCATGGGTAATGGACCCGAGGAGTCAGGCGACGGCTGGGCGTTTCGCGGTCGCGGTCTCATTCAGCTCACCGGCCGAAACAATTATAAATTCTGCGGCGAAGCCCTGGGTTACGATCTGCAGTCTGATCCGACGTATCTCGAGACTCCAGAGGGAGCGGCGCGCTCAGCCGGCTGGTTTTGGAAAAAGAATGGCCTGAACGCAGTAGCTGACAATCGCGACATACTCAAGATGACTAAGATCATTAACGGTGGTACCATCGGTTTAGAGGAGCGTAAGCACCACTTCGAGCATGCTCTGAGTGTGCTTAGTGGCTGAGAAGAAGGAAGAGTCTTGGATCAATTCCAAGTGGCGGCCGGTCATGGGCTGGCTGTACATGGCTACATGTGCGTTTGATTTTATCGTGGCTCCAGTCGGTTGGGCGATACTTCAGGCTCTTCTCAAGCTCCCAGTCAAGCAGTGGGAGCCCCTGACTCTGCAGGGTGCCGGATTGTATCACCTAGCTATGGGCGCCATCCTCGGCGTCGCTGCATGGAGCCGCGGCCAAGAAAAGATGGCTGGAATCGGGCAGTCGTCTCTGACGAGAGATATGAGTGGTCGAACTATGATGCCGACTAGTCGACCGATTAGAGACACCGATGAGGAAGACGCCGACTTGATGCCGCGACGTCGCTAGCTGTTGACATCTCGAAGTGAGTGTGATATATTATGACAATGAAGTTCTATACGAGCGTTGACACGCACGGTGATACCATCCTCCTTCGCGGGATCGAGGATGGCCTTAGGTTTCAAAAAAGAATTTTATACAAACCTTCTATGTTCGTTTCTTCCAAGAATGGAGATTGGAAGACTATTGACGGACGAAGCATAGGACGCGTCGACTTTTCTGGTATTCGAGATGCCAGGGAATATATCAAGCAATACTCAGATGTAAGCGGCATCAACCTCTACGGGCTCGACCGGTTTACATACACCTTCATCAATGAAGAGTACCCCGGTACCATAGACTACGACGTCGATAAGATAAGGATCGCGACCCTTGACATCGAGGTTGCATCCAGCGAGGGTTTTCCAGACCCAGCCGACGCTCTGTATCCGATCATCGCTATCACACTGAGAGTCGCCGGCGTCTATCATGTGTTTGGTACCGGAGAGTTTAAGACTGATCGAAGCGACGTCGAGTATACTCTGTGTATGAGCGAGGACGAGATACTGATGCGCTTTCTGACATGCTGGGCTAGCAAGCATCCAGACATCGTCACAGGTTGGAATGTAGATAGATTTGATATACCGTACATCGTGCGTCGAGCTAGGATGATGGATGAGCGCCGGCGAGACGACTTGACTAAGACGCTATCGCCGTGGGGAATCATCAAGGACGCCGAAAAGTTTGGCATTGGAACTGCAAGCTACAAACCGTTCACTATCGTCGGCGTTGCAGTCCTTGACTACATGGCGCTCTATAAAAAGTTTACTTACGTTCAGCAGGAGTCCTACCGACTCGGACACATCGCTCACATCGAGCTCGGCGATAAGAAGATCGACTACAGCCAGTACGAGACCCTACACAATCTGTACCTCAGGGACTATCAGAAGTTCATCGAGTACAACCTCCACGACGTCGAGATCGTCGACCGCCTCGAGGATAAGCTGAAGCTGATCGAGATGGCTATGGCCCTCGCGTACGACGCCAAGGTCAACTACGAGGACGTGTTCACGCAGGTTCGAATGTGGGACGTTATCATTCACAACCATCTGTGGAAGAAGCGAGTCGCCGTACCCGCTCGAACGTCGGGCGTAAAGAGCGAGAGTTTCGTCGGAGCATACGTCAAGGATCCGCAAGTCGGTATGCATGACTGGGTCCTCTCGTTCGATCTAAACTCGCTCTATCCCCACCTCATCATGCAGTACAATATCTCGCCTGAGACGCTGAGCTCAGCCGGCGACGTACCGTCTATCGACTCACTCCTCGAGGTCGACCCAGTGATTCCACCCGGATACACGATGGCGCCGAACGGGTGCCTATACAGTACGGCTAAGCAGGGGTTCCTACCCGAGATCATGGAGCGTATGTACGCCGATCGCGTCACTTATAAGAACATGATGATCGATGCTCAGAAGAGATACGAAGGCGAGCGCGACTCGACAAAGAAGCGTGCCCTAGAGAAGGAGGTGTCTCGGTATAAGAACCTCCAGATGGCAAAGAAGATTCAGTTAAACTCAGCCTACGGTGCGATGGGCAACCAATACTTTCGCTTCTTCAGTCTCAGCAACGCAGTCGCCATCACGATGGGTGGGCAGCTCGCCATTCGGTGGGTAGAGGCTGAGCTGAACAAGAAGCTCAATAAAATGATGAAGACGACCGACGTCGACTATGTCATAGCATCCGATACCGACAGCATCTACATACGCCTGGGAGACTTAGTCAAGAAGGTCGGTGTCTCTAGAGAGAAGACCGTCGACTTTCTTGACAAGGTATCCAGAGAGGTGCTTCAGCCGGAGATCGATGAGATATATGACAGACTCGCCAAGAAGATGCAGTGCTTCTCTCAAAAGATGCAGATGAAGCGCGAGTCTATAGCCGATCGCGGGATATGGACGGCTAAAAAGAGATACATACTCAATGTATACGACAGCGAGGGCGTGAGGTACTCGTCGCCGAAGCTAAAGGTCATGGGCATCGAGGCGGTCAAGTCGTCTACTCCGGCAGCGTGTCGAGACGCGATTAAGAAGGCTCTGACGCTCATCATGACCACCGACCAATCGACAGTTCAATCGTACATCGCCGAGTTCAGGGAAAAGTTCTTTAACCTACCGTTCGAGGACGTGGCATTTCCAAGAAGCGTGCAGAGCTTGTCGGACTATGACCTCGGTATGAAGAGCGTCCCGATTCATGTTAGAGCGGCATTAGCATTTAATAAGAAGCTAAAGACTCTTAAGCTTAACAAGAAGTATCAGATTATTAAGCCCGGCGAAAAGATCAAGTTCTGCTATATGAAGACGGCGGGACAAAACGTTATGGCCGCACTGACTGTCCTTCCAAGAGAGTTCAACATGGAGGCTGAGATCGACTACGAGACGCAGTTTAAGAAGTCCTTTCTCGATCCGCTCGAGATTATTCTAAACGTCGTCGGTTGGAGCGCGATCCAACGATCGACACTCGAATCTTTTCTGGAGTGATAAATAGAAACATGAGCACAGTTCCCGCAGAGTACCTAGGCTACGATTACGGATTCACGGCGGTCGACGAGAGCGAGATGGTTCGCCGCTCGCAGGTCGTCGAGGCTCCGCCGACTCCCCCGACCCTGCCAGGCGACGTTCTAGAAAAAATTCTAGACCGGCTTGAGTCTAAGATAGACGAACTCGGCATCAAGATAGACGAAGTCGTATCGACCGACGGAACTAAACTCACGGCCGACGAGGCGAGCGCAAAGATTCGCCGCCTCGAGTCGATCATTGTGCCGCTGCTCAATAACCTACTCAAGACTGCCGATAAAGAATGGATACATTGGCCGAATCGAAGAGAGACGCTGCAGCGACAGCTCGACACTGTGCTATCAATAACTCGAGGCTGAGTTGAGACGTCTCGACGCGTTAGCGACCGGTATAGTCATATCGTTAGTCTCGGCCTGGTACTCGATTCTTGGGCTGATGACGATATTCTCCGGAGCTCAAGTTCCCATATTGATAATGGGTACCGTCCTAGAAGCTGGTAAGGTAATCACCGCTTCTTGGCTGTATCGAAACTGGAAGCATATACCTATCGTTATGAGAGCTTACTTTTCAGCCGCCGTGATAGTCTTGATGGTCATAACGAGCATTGGAATATTTGGATACCTATCGAGCGCGCATGTGTCGGCTTCGATAGAAACCGGCGACGCTCGAGCCAGAGTCGCTTCGATGGATAGCGAGATAGCCGCTCAGCAAGTAGCTGAAGCCGCAGCGACTCGCCAGATCAGGCAGCTCGATGCAGCGGTCGACAAGCTCATAGAGCTAGACCAAGTAACTAAGTCGATGCAGCTCAGGCAGCAGCAGGCTAAAGATCGAGAAGCGCTTCGAGCAGAGATCAAGCGAGCGCAGGATGCTGCATCCGCTCTAAGAATGGAGCGAGCTCAGGAAGAGACTTCTATAAGACGCGCTGAAGCTGAAGCCGGACCGGTAAAGTATGTCGCCGAGATTATGTACGGCGAGTCGAGCAAAGATTCAATGGATCGAGCAGTGCGATTCATCATCGTCTTGCTGATGTTTGCATTCGATCCGCTAGCTATACTACTGATCATGGCCGCGAGCTATAAGACGTCGCCGGAGAACAGCAAGCTTGAGACTGCAGCCAAATTCGACTCAACGGGACGCGTGCAGGGATCATCTGATGTGTTCGTTCCGATTAAGAAACGCATGAAGCGGAGATTTATTGGTTGACATCTAATATTGGTTGTTTTATAATACATTTAACTAGGAGGTTGTGAGTGAGTAACTTCTTTCGCGAAATGATCAAGTCTCTCAACGACGAGAACACTTATGTGGCTGATGACGGCTTGCACTCGTCCGAGTACACGGGTTATATCGATACTGGCAGCTACATTCTAAACGCCGCTCTCAGTGGATCAATCTATGGCGGCATTCCAAACAATAAGATCACTGCGTTTGCCGGCGAATCTGCTACCGGTAAGACTTACTTCGTGCTTGGAGTCATGCAGAGATTTCTTGAGAGCGATTCCAATGCCGGCGTGATCTATTACGATAGCGAGGCGGCGGTCACTAAGAAGATGATGCAGGATCGAGGAGTCGATACGTCTCGCGTGATTATATCCGAGCAATCGACCGTACAGACGTTTAGAACTCACGCGATGCGTACTCTAGAGAAATACATCGAGGCCAAGGATCGCCCACCGATGCTGATGGTCCTCGACAGTCTCGGCCAGTTGTCGACTGACAAAGAGGTCGGCGACATATCCGAGGGTAAGGACGCTCGAGACATGACTCGAGCCCAGCTCATTCGCGGTACGTTTCGAGCACTGGCTCTTAAGTTAGCCAAAGCTAAGTGCCCGCTTCTAGTCACTAACCATGTGTCAGAGGCTATAGGAAGCTACGTGCCGATGAAGGTCATGGGTGGTGGAAGCGGCTTGCGGTACGCCGCCTCTCAGATCGTTTTTCTGTCAAGAAAGAAGGATCGAGACGGCACCGAAGTCGTAGGCAACATCATTCACTGCAAGATGGATAAGAGTCGACTCACTAAGGAAAACAAGATGGTCGACGTTCGACTAACGTACGACCGAGGCCTCGAGCGACACTATGGTCTCCTGGATCTGGCTGAGAAGCACGGCGTGATTCAGAAATCCGGTACTCGATACGAGATGGCCGATGGGTCCAAGGTATTCGCTAAGACGATCGCGGAGAATCCAGAGAAGTACTTTACCGAAGAAGTTCTAAAGGTTC